GCTTCGGGCGCTGTTGGAACAACCAAGGGATCTGGCGTAAAGTCGATTGTTCGTTTGGCGGCAGGACAATATCAGATTAACCTCGAAGACGGTTATTCTCGGTATCTCGGCGGTTTCAGCGGCAACGTATGCCCAATCGGAAGCCCCGCAGCAGTGACCGGCATTTCTAGCGGCGTTAACATTATAACGACAGTTGGAACTACGAACTTTTACACAATGGGTCTTGATAAGTCTGTAACCCCAGCCGTAGGCGTTGCGTTTTTAGTAACAGGCGCAGGGACAGGCACCGGATACGTTGCACCAGCAGGCGTCAGCGGAACCCAATCAGTAGAAGTCGTGGGCGATCCAAACCTAACGATCAATTGTTCAAATCCATATTTTATTGTTCAGCTTCTCGGCGCAACTAACTCGTCAACAACGACCCCAGTTGCTGCTGATCCTGCACAATATTCTGTAGTTGGTTTTTCAATGATGCTTAGAAACAGTTCATTAAAAGGCAAAGGCGAATAACTATGCTTATGATGAATCCTAACAAAAAGATGGCAACGGTAATCGTCGCTAAGTTAGCTGGCGGTCACGACGAAAGCAAAGAACCTGCGGACGAAGAAATGAAAGAGGAAGAACTCTATCATCATGCCCTAAAAGGCGCGGCAGCAGATTGTTTGAAAGCTTTCCACAGTAATGACGCCGAGGCACTAAAATCGGCCCTGCTTAATTTCCATGAGTGCGTTGATGCACACGCGGAACAAGAAGAAGCCGAGGGCGAACCATCCGAAGGCGGCGAAGGTTATTAAACCCTTTTAGGAGACCTGACGATGGCAATTACGTTGCTTGATCTTAGGACACAAGCTAGGCAGCGGGCTGACCAGGAGCATTCACAGCTAGTGAGCGACTCCGAGTTAACCCGCTATATCAACGAAGGCTACGCGGAGCTTTACGACCTGCTGGTTGCAAAGTTTGAAGACTATTATGTTTTACCTCCCGTCGCTTTCACCATTTCTGGCTCTACGAGCGACAACACTAAGTGTCGTTACGCACTGCCAGCGGATTTTTATAAACTTCGAGGCCTTGATATGGCCGTCGATGGCGGAACGGCGACAAACGCCCAGTTCTGGATTGCCCTAAAGCCTTTTACGTTCAATAACCGTAACCGCTTTGGAGTTATCAGACGCCGCACACTCATGCCGGTAGTTCGTTACCGGATTTATGGAAATTCCCTCTATTTTGAGCCCGAAAACGTCTGTGACGGAACGTACCGGATGTTTTACACGCCAACCCTAACTCTTTTGACGGCTGATACCGATCCGGCAAACGTTGGAAACGGGTGGGAGCAATATATTGTTCTAGATGCAGCGATAAAAATGCTTCAAAAAGAAGAGAGCGACCCCACAATATTTATTCAACAAAAAATGGACATGCGTCAACGCATTGAGGATATGGCTGCTAACAGGGATGAGGGCGAAAACGAACGAATATCTGACACAGTTTATGATTATGATGACGAGTTTTACCTTACAAATTGGAGATAGATTTTGGCAATCCCATTTTTCAAACGAGTTAGATCCGACGACCCTGTAATTATGCAGCTACAGGATAACGTCGATTTAACGTTGCGGGCAATTGCCGACAAACCAATCGTTGATGGCGTGGTGGTAGGCCCAATTGATTTAAAGGCCGGGGCCGTTAACCAAGTACCGCACACGCTTACTCGTAAACCTATCGGATGGTTGGTGCTTGGCAAATCCGCTAATGCAAATATATGGGATTCTCAGGTTAATAATACGACTCCAAAATCGGTTGTGTATTTAAATACAAGCGTAAATTGCACAGTATCACTTTGGCTTTTTTAGGAGATTAAGATGTCCACTACGACGTACATGAACTTACTACTTCCTGTTCCATCAGTAACCCCTGGGCCATTATGGGCACAAGAAGAAGTTGATGCATACAATTTGATTGATGCCCACGATCATTCGATCGGCAAGGGAGCCAAGATTGGAACGAGTGGTATTGATATAGAAAGCGATCTACCATTAAACAATAACGATTTAACAACGGTTCGTAGCGTTAGGTTTGCAAATCAACCTGGGATTCTTACCGACACGCCTGATATTGGATGTTTCTTTAATTATGGTGGGAATATTTATTGGAATAACGGTGCGGGTGTAGCCGTTCAAATTACAAACGGGCCCGGTATAGCGATATCAGGATCAGGGGCATTTTCAGTAAAAACTCCTCCAAGTTATCCTTACACCGTAGTATTGGCCGATGCTCAATCGGTTATTTTAGTCGACACGTCGTCCCCTCGAACAATAAATCTTCCGGCGGCAACAACTCCAATGTTTTTTCAAGTTAAAGACACAAATGGTCACTGTGCAGACAATAATATTTCGGTAGTTCCCGTTGGGACCGACACGATTGACTCTATTAATGCGACGTATCTTTGTCGAACAGATTTCATTTGCCAGGGTTTTATCTCGGATGGCGTTTCGAATTGGTATGCAATATAACGACGTTTCACGTGAAACATAGGGTTTTATGACTTTATCGAAACAAATTATTCCTGTAAATTTCGGCGGTGGCGTCGACACCAAAACCGATCCTAAATTAGTGCAACCTGGAAAACTGTTAACCCTTGAGAACGGAATGTTTTTAAAGGGCGGGCGGCTATCGAAACGTTATGGTTATAAATTACTGGCCGATCAAACGCTAGCACAAACGGCGGTTCCCGCGGGAAAACGTACAGCTACGTTTAAGAACGAACTACTAAAATACACTAATAATAGGCTCTATTCGTTGTCGTCTAATTCTGGTCGATGGATTGACAAGGGCGAATGGACCTCAGCAATAATTGAAACAAATGACATACTTAAAAATACAGCGTCACAGACAAATGTTGACGTGGCGGTGGGATCAAATGGAACCTCTATTTATGCTTTCGAAGATTCGCGAGGAGGCATCCGCGCATCAATTTACGACGAAACAACCCACACGGCAATGTTATCGGACGTTTCTGTTTCAACTACTGGTGTTCATCCTCGTTGCCTTGCTTTCGGTGGTTATCTTTATGTGTTCTACTACGAGGGAGGTAATTTAAAGGGCAATCGTATAAACCCAGTAACACCAATGGCCTTTGAACCGACGGTCACGATATCAAAGACCGTGAATACTACTTCAAAGCTTATAGACGTTGCCGTTCAAACACCACATCGGATCGTTTACGTCCATGACGTAGAGGGTGCATCTCAAGTTAAAGTCGGTTTAATAGATATAAACTTAGCGGCAGATACAATTATATCAACGACGTCGGTCAACGAAGCCGCAAGCAATGCTTTGACCGTTTTTATGGGATATCAATCTCGTGTTTTTATTGCTTATCACAATGCCACGAACGGGGTCCGGTCCACAATACTTAATTTAGGGCTATCGCAACTTGTCGCTCCGACCACCCTTGATTCAATAACGTCACCCATAGTTTGTAACATCACGGGTTATGCGAACGCGCAAAATACCGGGGCGACATTTTTTTATGAGGTATTTAATTCTGTTTCGTACTATCATTACGTCAAAACCAATACATTTACTAATGCAGGGGTGGCGGGAACGGCAAGTGTCCTGATGCGACACTCGGGTTTAGCTTCTAAAGCGTTTAAATACAATTTTAGCGGCGACACCACAGATTCCGGTTACGTTACCTTGGTCCAAGACTCGGCCCTTCAGTCCACTTATTTTGTGGTTAAAAACACGGGGCTTATTGTTGCTAAGATCGCACCGTCTTTGGCGGGTGGCATCGTGACAAATCTTAGTGGTGTATGGCCTGCCGTAAGTTTAGGCAAATTCCAGATGGCCATTTCCACAAAGTCAGAACTATTTTCAGAGAATGCTACTTTATTTACTAGGGCAGGAATAGCCTCAGCGTCCCTAGATTTTGAGCATTCTAATACGTTTATTACGGCAGAGCTAGGCGACACGCTTTTCGTTACGGGTGGCGTGGTCGGTGCATACGACGGCCAATCGGTTGTAGAACACGGGTTTCATCTATATCCGGAAAACACAAGCGTCACCTCACAAACTACGGGCGGCAGCTTAACACTGCTTGGTACTTACCAATACCAGGCCATATATTCATGGACTGATAACTGGGGCGTGCGGCACGTTAGTTCGCCGTCGCCAGCATTATCGGTCGTTCTTACGGGCAGCAATAACCAGGTAACGGTTCGTGTGCCCACCCTATCAGCAACGATGAAGGACGGCACGCGGCGCAGTGCGGTGTCGATATGTTTGTACCGAACCGAAACACTTGGCTCGATATTTTACCAGGTCACGTCGATCGTCTCACCGACGTTTAACGACGTCTCGGTGGATTACGTGGACGTTACGGATGGCCTAGCGGACTCAGCGATTATATCTAGGGAGATGCTTTACACGTCGGGTGGAGTTTTAGAAAATATCGGACCACCCGCAGCGTCCACTATTTGCGTCTTTAAAAACCGGGTGATTTTAGGCGGCCTAGAAGGTGGAAACTCGTTTTGGTATTCGAAACAATACACGCCGCAAAGTCCAATAGAGTTTACGGACTTTTTTACAAAACCAATTGAAAGCTCCGGCAAACGCGAGACCGCAGTTTCGGTGCTCGATGATAAACTTCTTGTATGGAAGTTGGACAGATTTTACGCAGTAGTGGGCGAGGGACCAAACGACGCCGGAACGGGCGGAGATTTTAACGTTCCGCAACTCGTATCAACGGATGCCGGATGTATTTCTCAGCGAAGCATAGCAAAGCACCCAACGGGTGTTATTCGGATGACACAAAAAGGGATTTACTTACTCGATAATTCTTTGAACGACACGTACATCGGAAAAGAAGTCGAAGATTTTAACGGTCTAACAATCAACTCGGCCGTGCTAAAAAGCGATACCAATCAAATTCGTTTTACGACGGCTGAAGGCCCCATGTTGGTTTATGATTATCTGTTCCAACAATGGAGCACGTACACGATTGCTGGCCTAGACGCCCTTATTTGGAATAATACTTACGTATATATGAACACTGCCGGGCAATGTCTAAAAGAAGTAGCGGGGTTTTTCAATGACATCGATTCTCCGTATTCTCTTAAGATTGAAACAAGTTGGTTTGCATTCGCTGGGCTGCAAGGTTTCCAGCGTGTTTACAGGTTTATGCTCATGGGCGAATATCACTCCCCACACTCCCTTCGCGTCGAAGTTGCGTATGATTATAGTCCCGCTTATACGGGATATTATTATTTCAACCCTGATAGTGCTCTTGATATTAGCTATTTTGGGAATGATGCAATTTTTGGCGAGTACGTTTTTGGGGGAGCGAACAATCTCTATCAGTTTAGAGGAGATCTTACGACTCAGAAGTGTGAGTCTATAAGACTTAAAATCGAAGACGTTCTGACGTCCAGTTCAGCGGGTTCGGAAGAATCCTACAACATAACAGCATTAACTTTTTTAGTTGGGACTAAAGGCGGTCTTAATAGACTTCCTGTTGCCCAGAAAGTTGGAGAATAAACAATGTCATTTTTTAGTAATGCAGTGGGGGGCGGAGGCGATCCTTTTAGTTCCGGAATTAATATGCAAAATCCACTTGGCGGGATAACGCCCGGCGGAGTTGGAAATTTCAACTCACTGTTTGGCGGAATGAGCAATTTAGGTGGCCCAAATTGGATGAACGACCTAAAAAATCAGGCAACTTTTCAGCCGTATAGCGTTTCGCAATATACGGGAGATCCCAATCAAATTACAAATGCCGTTGGCTCTACGCCACAAATCGACATGAGTCAACAAGCTCAGTTTAGGGGCGATCAATTAGGGCTTGCCCAGCAACTTCAAGCACAGAGCCAAGGTCAAGGCCCGTCGTTAGCGAACCTACAACTTCAACAGGCATTAAATCAAAGCCAAAGCCAGGCAATGGGGATGGCCGCGAGTCAAAGAGGCGTAAACCCGGCAATTGCAGCACGAAACGCACAGATGAGCATGGGCCAGAATCAACAAGCAGCGGCAATGCAATCAGCGCAAACGCGGATGCAGGAACAAATGAACGCCCAGGGGCAGCTTGGTAACGTTCTAAATCAAGGTCGCGGCGGAGATATTTCTCTGGCTTCAAATCAGGCAGATTTACAAGCCAAACAAAACGCACTTAACGTCCAAGCTAATACGTCAGCCCAGCAACTTCAAGAACAACAATGGGGACAACAAAACGCTATTAATATGCAAGCCCGACAAGGTAATTCGGCCATAGGCGCGGCGGGACTTGGTGGACTTGGCAGCATGATGAGCTCCATGTTTTCTTCTGATAAAAACATGAAAAAAGATATCGAACCGGCGGACGGCAAAGCGAAAGAGTTTTTAGATGCCCTAAGCTCGTACATGTTTCGCTACAAAGGCGAATCCGAGGACACCGATAAACACGCTGGGGTAATGGCCCAGGATCTAGAGAAATCAGAAGTCGGCAAAAACATGGTCGTTGATACGCCAAAAGGCAAAATGGTTGATTTTGCGAAGGGTCTACCGGCAATGTTGGCTTCGATGACGATGTTAAACGACCGGATTTCTGACATGGAAAAAGCCCTAAAAATGAAACACGGGAAAGGAAAATAGCGATGGCTGATTACTCCCAATTTGACAACTATTCGGACGATGAGATTCAGTCGTTGCCGCTTGATCAATATCAAATCGATAGCATTATGTCGCATAGGCATCCCGATCAATTACCGGGGGGAACTAGTACCGACGTTTCTACGATGAGCGGCGTAACGGGTGCAAATAAGAAGGAACCCGGAGTCGATTGGAGCGAACTTTATAATAAGGAACCTGGTGATTTAGTAAAACCAATAAGTCAAAATCAAGTATCTTCGGGCGGACAGATTGGCGACGCTGGGGCTGACCAAGCGCAGATCCAACCCGTCTCAGATCAATCACAACTTGCCGCTACGGGATACGGACAAAATCAAAACACACAAGATCAAACTTATAACCAATCCATTAATGCGATTAATTCAGCTTATAACGAAGAAGGACAGGCGAGACAAAATGAAGCTGGCGGAATTAACGGGGCAGTTAAAGAATACCAAGACGCTTCAAGCAAAATGGTTGGAGCACTTGCCGAGCATCAAGACAAATTAAATAAACTTGCTGCTGATCAACAAAATCAACATGCAATTAACCAAAAATATGCTGAAGACGGGCTTAACCAATTAAAACAGGCGTCCGACGAAGTAACAAACGCTAAGGTTGATCCCAATCATTATTGGGCCGATAAAAACTTTTTCTCAAAAGGCATGGCGGCCATTGCCGTTGGTCTTGGGGCTTATAGCTCGGCTATGACTGGCAGTAAAAATTATGCCCTTGATATTTTAAACGATGCAATTAACCGGGATATGGAAGCCCAGAAAGCAAACCTAGCAAATAAAAAGGCTGGTTTTGAAACCAAAAACTCAATTTACAGTCAAATGCTTTCTAAGTTTAGAGACGAAAACATTGCGACCGAAAACACGCGCATTACGATGCAGGATCAATATAAAAATATCGTGCAGCAATACGCCGCAAAATCAGACGACGCGAACGTAAAGATGAAGGCTGCGGAAATTGTCGGACAGATAAACAACCAGCAAGCCCAAACGAAATTGCAGATGGCCAACTTTATGTATAACCAAGCTGCGCTTCAGGGAGTAGATCCGCAAACGCGTAAAATAAACAACCTTCCGATTGAGGGTGATCAAAAGAAAATAGTTAACGCGCAATACAATCAAGCTCTAGACGTTAAGAAATCGCTTGATGATTTAGATGCAAGTCGGCCTCAACTTAAAAAAGAAAACGTGCTGTTTGAAATGCCTGGTGGTAAGGGCGAGGTAACGAGAGGCGCAGCAAACGCAAAAGTCATGTCGATTGTAAGTAAGGTTTACGCGGGCCCCCGAAAAGATTTAAAGCCCGGACAAGCAGAAAAAGAAGCCGAGCCTTTCTTGTTTAGGGGCAGCGATGTTTTTAACGACAAAATATATTCCGAGCGAATGAAAGAACTCAGGCAGTGGGCCAGTAAAAACATGGAAACAAGCGCGATGGATCAATATGGGATACAAAACCCGATGAGTAGCGGATCAAAACTTTCAACTCTAAAGTCGAGGCAATAAGTGCCAATACAACTTTACAACACGCAAAGTTTAGCTCCCGAGACCATACCGGATGATCAAATATCCGATGCGGTTCTTTCGGGGTCGCATTCCTTTAAAGCTGGCACGACGGTTCCGCTTATAGATCAATACGGCGAGCCTTACCAGGTATCGGCCGAGGAGTTACCCGAAGCCCTGCAATCTGGTTATAAAGTTGAAACCCCGACGATGCAGATGAAACGCGAGTTTCTTAATAAATATTCTGGTCTAAAAGGCGATGCCCTTGTCGGAGCGGGACAAGCAATAAACCAACTTGGATTTGGAACACCAAAAATCGCCGCCGAACATTTTATGGACCCCTGGCAAAAGGATTGGTTAGACTCGCTCGAAGACGAACATAAGCTTTCAGATATAGTTGGTGGGACAGCCGGGTTTGCTGGTTCAATGGTTGTTGGTGGGCCTCTTTTTAAAGGAGCCGCAAAGGCCGGAGAAGCCGCAAAAGCTGTCACTGAACACGTAGCAAATACCATGATGGCAAACGGCGTAGCCGAGGGGACATCACAAAACATAGCAAAAACTATTGTCTCAAAAATGGTTGGAAACGTTGCCAAAGGTGCCACGGAAGGCGCTATTATTCAGGCCCCAACCTACATAACCGAGAAGGCCTTAGGAGATCCGGACGCAGCGGGCGAAAGTCTTCTTTATGGTGTTGGATTAGGTGCGGGGTTTGGTGCGGTTGTAACTCCTCTGGCATCTAAGCTAGCGGACCTAGCAAAATCTACGGAGATGGCGCAGACGTTTACCGAACATTTTAACGAGAAACTATCTACTAGTGAATCACTTCAAAAAATAGCAAACGAAAAGGCCGTAGAATCACTTAATGGAAACTTAGGACAGATTAAGAAGCTTGGGTTACTTGATGAAATGATGCGGCAAGAACCTGGCGAGTCCTTAACGGTAAAACCTCCAACGGTCGATAGTGTTGGCCAGGTGTTAAACGACGAAAACATACTTGGAACGTTTACGCCTAAAACTCAGCGACAAATTTATAAAGACATAATTGAAAACAAACAACTTGCGGGATCTGACATACAAAATCAGCTTTCAAATATTGACCAAAAATATGGACAGAAAGTGTCCGTTTCGGCTTACGATGCCGCTCGATCAGTAGCCGATGATTTACAAGGATATTTAAAACCTGGAGATGCCTATTTTAAGCCAGCCCAAGCGGCAATGGATAAAATTAGTCCGTTTTTAGATGCCGAACAACGTGGCAATGAAATATGGACGTTAGAGCAAGCGAATAAAGAAAAATCTAAGTGGCAGGATGTTATAAAAACTTATGGCAAAGATCTTCCTGCCGACGAAAAATTTACTGAGCTAATTCCCAGAGCAATTAACAATCAAATACACGCAAAAATTGACGAGATTGCAGGCCGAGAGGTCCTAACTAATTTTCTTGATGCAAAAAACAGATATGCAAACCTGTCGGCAGCAGCAAAACTTGCAGAAACCGGCGCTTTAAAAGAATTTAAGAACAATAAATTTGGTCTAACGTCTTGGATGCTAGGCGCTGGCGGCGTGGCCGGAGGACTTGCCACGGGACACGTTGGTTTAGCAGCGGCAGCGGGAGCCGAGCTTCTTTTTGGCCGTGAGTTAACTCGTCGGTTTGCCAACCAAGTTATGAGCGGTGCGTTTCATGCGGCTTCAGGCGTATTTGCAGCAAAGAACGCCATGACAGAAGTTGCCACGCGACTTGACGCCGTTCCGTCTTTACTTGATAAGTTAAAAGGCCGGGTTTCAGGCATTACAAAAGAAGTGGGTGGGATTGAGGCAGCACGCAGAGTTTTTGGACTTCCCAAAGCAAAAAACAAACAGGACATCGTAAACCAGATTCGTGATAAAACTGCACGATTAGTTTCAAACCCTGGGCAAATGATCGACGGCATTCATTCGATAACAAATCCTATATCTCAATTAGGCGCTCCAACCATTGCTGCTTCGTACGCACAGAAAATGGCAAATGCCAACCAGTACCTTGCCGCTCAAGTACCAAAACTTGATGAGACAAAAGGCGTTGGGTTCGCTCCAGAGATAAAAAAGAAAAACTCGGATCACGAGATAAACGCTTTTTTAAATAAGGTAGAGGTCGTTGATAATCCTTTCTCGGTAATGGATCACCTCCAAAACGGGACACTTAATACAAATCACGTACAAGCACTGGCGGCTGTTTACCCCAAAATCTACGAAGGAATTAAGGGGCGCATTATAAAAGCTGCGACGGACAAAAATAGGGCACTTCCTTACGCGACGAGATTAAAGCTCTCGATGCTTATGGGGGCTCCACTTGATAAGTCCGTTACGGGAAAAAGCATTATGGGTTATCAAACCCACTTTCAGACGACACAAGCAAACGGCCCTGCTGCCGAAGAAGCTGCTGCGACTGGGGCAATGCCCGGCAAATCCATAAAAGTTGAATCTTTTGCTAAGAATGCTGCTACGCCGATGCAGAGATTGGCGATGAAATGACGTCAACAAAAATTCCAGTAAAAATTTTGAACAAACAATCGCTTGGGGAATCATTTTCTAGTTTAATTATTGAAATGCGGTATCTTTACGATGCTTCAATTGTAATTAATTGTACTGGAGTCACGACAAATACCGGTACATTTATAGTCGAAACATCAAACGACGACAGAACTACCGTTCACCCTAACGACATGCTTTGGATTCCACTTGATATTGATAGTCCAATGTTATTAACGGGCTCCGATCACACGTTTTATTTAACTATTATGGGATTAAATAGCGATTTATTGCGGGTTTCCTTTATTCCTGTAAATCCAGACTCAGGCGTTGTTACTGCCACGCTGGAAGCAAAGGCGGAGGCTTAAAACATGAGTGTAAGTTATCATCGCTGGCCAAAAACAGTTCAAATAAATGTTACCGGAACGGCAGCTTGGTTATCTGGGTCGGGTGCTCCTACGTCTGGACTTGGGAATGTTGGGGACTATTATTTAGATACTTCGACCGGGAATATCTACGGCCCAAAATCACCGACTGGCTGGGGGGGCCCCATTGAAAATATTGAGGGCGCTATTGGACCGACCGGACCGACCGGACCATCTGGACCCACGGGACCTACAGGCCCACAGGGAATATCAACGATAAACGTTGATGGCGGCGAAGCAAATTCAGATTATCTCGGCATTGATCCAATTGATGGAGGTTCGGCTTAATGGCAATCAGAATACAATTCAGACGAGATATTTCAACGGTTTGGAATTCCGTTAATCCTTATTTGGCCGTTGGCGAAGTTGGGGTAGAACTAGACACCCATACATTTAAAATTGGAGATGGAATAAATCGATGGAACGATTTATTTTACGGCGGACTTATAGGTCCTACCGGGGCCACGGGTGCGACTGGACCCACGGGAGCAACTGGGCCTATTGGCCCGACAGGCCCAACGGGCGCTACGGGACCAACCGGGCCTACTGGGCCTACAGGGGCAACAGGACCGACTGGATCTACGGGACCAGATAACATAACGACTTCTACCTCAACCAATATTAATCAAATATTAGTTGGGAACGGCTCTACTGTCGTAGCTTATGCACCTTCAACGGGTTGGGCTATAACAAACGGAACAACAACAAAATCTTTAAACTGCACATCAACAACCATGAATAACCTTGCTTTAGTTCTAGGTACTCTAATAACAGAGCTAAAAAATAAGAATATTTTGGGATCATAATTAATGAAAAAATCTAACGTCATAGCTACTGGAATTATTATGAGTGCTCTTTTTGCGGGTGCTTATAGAATTCAACAACAAGTAAGCGGTGAAAGGTTATTAGATCGCTCGATTGCTTCGCTCGTTGTTCCTAAGCTTGGAGAGGTTAAAAGTTTAGGTTCTGGCGGCGGAGGAGCTGGCGGCGGGGGTTCGGGTGGGTCCGGCGGCGGGGGAGGAAGTGGAGGCTCGCCTATTGGTTGCGTTACTAATGCCAGTACTTCGATCGTTATGGGAACAATAAATACAAATGATTATGTTTATCCAAACGCTCCGGCCATAGGTAATAATGTTGTTTTAGGAAACGCTGTATCTGATTCAACAAATATTGCAGTTGATAATTATGATGTTAACTGCGGAACCAAAATGGGAACTGTTCTTAATACGACAGTAGTAGGCGGCCCAGCGGTTTCAAAAACATATCCGGGCGGCGGACCCGCTACGGTTTCTTTAGCGATTGATACAGCTACATGGAATATATCTTCTTGTTCTTTTTGTACTACAGCAACTAAAAGTTCAGTTAGTCCTGTTGTATTAACTTGGTCTCCTCATGGCGAAACCTGGTGGGCTTATGATCCATATCTAGATAGTTTAAATAAGACGTTTGGGCCTACCGTTGGATCTAAAATAATCAATCAATTTCTTTTATCCTATAACTCCGGTAATAACTGGGTTTTAAGTATCTCATGTCATGGATCTTCGGCCATCACAATATGGACCGGATATAAGCACTATGGTGATGATCCAAGAGGTACTTATCAGCAATATACCGAATCGGCTTATCAATGTACTTTGAGTCCAAGTGTTCCAACAATAACGGTTAATTAGGAGTGATAAAAATATGTCAGAATTATTTCCAGGATTAAACGAAGAAGAAAAGTTCAAAAAATTGCTGAACGAAACCATGCAAACACTAATCTCGGTGAATAGATCAAGTTTCATGGATATTTTCGGGCATATTTGGGCAAACGCTGGTGGCCTCTCGCCACAACAGTGTTTTGATATTTTCGGGCAATCGGGAGCTTCTTTTCTCCAAATTGCTGGGCTTATGGTTCAGATTTTTGGTATTTTACAGGTTGATTTTAACCTTAATCCTCCTACGGGTTTTTCGATTCAACCTAACCAGGATGGCACGATTACGGTGGTTCAGTCATGAACCTAATGACTTATAAAAGGTTGTGAAATAATGGCAACACAAATACAGTTTCGGAGAGACACGGCCGCTAATTGGACGTTTTACAATCCCACGTTAGCAATTGGCGAGTTTGGCTTAGAAGTAGACTCCTCACTTTTTAAAGTTGGTGACGGAGTCCATGCATGGGCTAGCCTTCGTTATGGCGGTCTTGGAACAACCGGACCTACGGGTGCAACGGGGGCATCGTTTACCGGGCCGACCGGAGCTACGGGACCTACCGGTCCAATGGGAGTTACTGGACCGATTGGAATTTCAGGAGCAACAGGTGCTACCGGGCCTTCCGGGGCGACAGGAAATATTGGAGTTAGCGGAGCTACGGGTCCATCGGGTGCAAGTGGAGCATCGGGCACGGCTGGTACAAACGGAACGAATGGCACTGTAGGAGCGACCGGGGCAACAGGCCCGACAGGTCCTACCGGTCCAATCGGAGTATCCGGAGCAAGCGGCGCAGCGGGAACAAACGGAGTCGTCGGGACTACGGGTGCTACCGGACCATCTGGGGCAAGCGGAGCTGCGGGAACAAATGGCACTAACGGCACTAACGGTACGGTTGGCGCTACGGGTGCTACTGGTCCAACTGGACCAACGGGGCCAGATGGAACAAATGGTACAAACGGAACAGATGGAGCCGTAGGAGCTACTGGAGCAACTGGACCTACCGGCCCGAGCGGTGCAAGTGGCGCGTCTGGAGCGGCGGGAACAAATGGTACAAATGGAGCTGTTGGTGCAACCGGGCCTACTGGGCCGACTGGACCTACAGGAACCACGGGACCATCAGGTGCAGCAGGAACGAACGGCACTAATGGCGCGGACGGGACAAACGGAACGAACGGTGCAGTTGGCGCAAGTGGACCTACAGGAGCGACTGGGCCGATTGGTGCAACGGGACCTATTGGAGCGACAGGGGCTTCTTTTACAGGACCAACGGGTGCTACGGGGCCAGCGGGTTCTAACGGAACGAACGGCGCAGACGGGGCCACAGGCCCAACGGGAGCAACCGGGCCTATTGGGGCTACGGGCACAGCAGGTACAAATGGAGCTGTTGGTGCTACAGGAGCTACGGGTGCAACGGGACCAAGTGGTGCTTCTGGGGCAGCCGGAACGAACGGTATAGATGGAGCGAGTGGACCTACCGGGCCGACTGGATCTACTGGAGCATCCTTTACGGGACCTACAGGACCTACCGGGCCGACAGGGTCCACAGGTGCGACTGGGCCTACAGGAGCTACGGGACCGGGAACGTACCCGATCGTAGCGGTTTCAAGTAACGTTACCCTTTCGGTAAACTCGGCTCATCAA